CTGTGTGATATACCGATCGATGCCGGCTATCTGTAAAGCTGTGGCATTTGTCGTTGCTTTAATTGTGTCGGTGAGCTTCTTCTGTGCAGCTTGATCTTCAGCGGCAGCTTTAACGGCTGAGACCGCAAATGCAGTAAAGGCTGCGCCGGCAGCTGCGAATGCGAGAGCTGCCTTCTTTCCAAAGTCTGCTACACGACTTCCGAAGCTCTGGACTTCACCGGTCGCGCTTTTAACTCCCTTTTTTAATTCATCGAGATCTGCGTCGAAGGTAATCTTTACTTTTGGAATTCCGGCCATTACGCGAGACCTACTTTCTTCACGACGTCTTGAATGAGCTGGATGTATTCTTTCGCAACGATTGGCGTGTAATAGGTGACGGCTGGATTGATCCAGTATCCGCTCTTCTTCGGAGCAGCTTTGAATCGGTTGGTGTATTTACGACCGATTGAATCTTCTCCAGCGTGTCCACCGAATTCTGTGCCCCATAGAAGAGCGCCAGCTGGAGCTTGACTCTGACGCACTTTGCTCTTTCCGCTTTTCGAAGTCTCGCCGCCATACTTGCGACCGACCTTCTTTGATCCACCGACATCGACGCGAATGAGACGATCGCGTGGAGTCGAAATCGATTGAGCGACGAGCTTTGTCTGTGGAGCTGGAGCACTCTGAGAAAACATGAAGAGCTGACCAGCGAGACGCTTTGACATCATCTGCGCTTGATCACGAATTTCATTCTGCGAATCTTTTGGAAGAGCTGAGAGAAGTGAGAAGAGTTGCTTTAGCTGATACGGCTCAACTTCAATCGCGACGCGACCTTGACCGCTAGCTCTTGCCATTTTGCTTCTCCAGAATCTCGATCGCTGTGTGTACGTCTTCAGCTGTTTCGAATTCGCTCCGAGACTGGCCTGTCGCGATGGCCAGTTCCCAGAGCAATCGATTTAGACTTCCGACGCTGTAGCTTTTGGGCTTGCTTCACCGACTTGGATGTCTGAGACGCCTTCTGCCCACGCTTCGAACGGTTTGACCGGCTTACCAGCTGCCTCGCGCTTCATCGCGTGATACGACAAGAAGAGAAGATCTGCGACTCCGATCTTGTCTTGCGCTTGGCTAATGGTGTTGCCTGTCTTCTGCTCCCACTTCATCCACTCCGGTGGAGCGGCTGTGTAGGTAGCTTCTTCGCCGTTCGAGTATTGAATTGTGATTGGTAGTTTCATGCTCCCGACTCCTTCTTATGAGAATGTTTCTGTAGGTGTTCCCACTACTGTGAATGATAGCGAGACTGTCTGTGCGCTTGGTGCTGCACCGCCGACGCTTGGGAATACTGGCATCACATTGAATGCGAAGACCGCTCCGGTTGCCGCTGTGAGTGAACACGCTAGAACTGTATTCGGTGCAGTCTCGCAAGCTGTCCAGAGAGCTTCGCAGAGTGATGAAGCGACGCCCCAGTCTGCAAGCATTTCAACATCGAAAGTCCATTGATCATCGATGTGCTTGTATGCCTTGCCATCGAGTGTTTGATATACGTCGATGGTTGGTGAGTTAGCGAGAACGGCGGATGTAGCTTGTGCATCGTAATTAACCGTGGCGATCGTCAATACTAGATCGCGTCCGGTGATGACGGTCGTTGGCATTATGGTGCTCCTTTAGTTGGTTTGTTGATAGCGAGTAGTGACTTCGATTTCGGCTGCCAAGACTTCAGATCCCGAAGCGAGAAGCTGCGGAGTCGGATTCGAGATGTTGCCGATTTCGTATCCAGCCGGCAAAGCGGCCAGAATGCTGATGATGAGCTGCTCGATGTTGTCGAGAGAAGCTGCGTTGGAGTAAGACGCGACGCCGACCACGATTAAGAGATTGACCTTTGTCCGTACTGTGTTCTTTGTAAAGACTTCGATTTCAAGATATGGATTCGATGGCAGCACTGCCGCGAATGGCACGATTGGCGATTCCGGTACGGTGTCGTAGACGTTAGCTGTGATCGACGCGAGCTGTGTCTTTAATACTCCACGGACATCGACGGCAATTGATGACGCTGGCACTATTGCACCATAGTCTCAACGTCGAGATATGGCTGAAGCAAAGCTGAGACGCGATTGAGCAAGCTGCGCCCCATGCGATACGGAGTGCCGGCAAAGTCCACGCCTTCAATCTGACCGCCGGCAGCTGTGCGGCTCTGGAAAATTTCAATAGATACGGCATACATCGCACTCTCAATCGCTGGAGTCGCGGCATAGAGTTGAGCCGCGGAATATCCTGAGAGAGTAGCTGTGCCGCTTGGAATGATTGGACGACGTGTAACGTCTGCATTTGTCACGGCTGCCGTGAAATAGTAATCGGACACCGCGACCACTGTGTGAGTTGCTGCGAATGGTGCTGGAAGTCCGGCCACGACGACCGATTGACCAGCGACAAAATTGTGTGGACGTGATGTGTAGAAGTAAGCCACATTTGCGTCAAGTTTATATTCATCGACTGCGACTTGATTTTGAGTCAATAGCGGCAGAATTACATTCTCCGCTGAATCGATAATCTGCTCCAGATAAGCATCAGAGTAGAGAGAAGAGCTCACGCCTAGGACGGATCGCAGCTGTGCGGCTGTAATGATTGTTGGCATGAGCTCTTCCCTTTCTACTGCTCGACCGCCTTCGGGAGCGACGACGGTCGATGATTAGTTTGTGGCGATTAAGCCTTATTATTCTTGAAAGCTCCTGCGGCAATCTTTGTCGCAATCGCTCCGAATGAATAGACGCCCACGGTGATTGATCCGTCAGCTGTTGATTCTGCGCGTAGTTGGTAATTTGTTCCCTCGTACCATGTGTACGCATCTGGATTCACGATGAGCAGTGTGCCATCGCCATCTCCGCCGTTTGTTGGATCGACGTATAAATTCAATCCGGCGACATTTCCTGTCAAGCTTGTTGGCACTGCCACACCAGCTTGATTCATTGGATTTGTTACCTGTGAATAAATTGGACGCCCAGCGTCGTTTAGTGTCATCAAATTGCTCCATTGTCCAGTCGATGCAATAAAGTTGCGAGCGAATGGATTTGGAAGACCAGCGGTTGCACCATAAACGCTTGCTGCACCGCGACCGACGATTCCAAGCAATTCAGCAGCTGTTGGATATGTTGCCACTGTTGTCGCATCGAGTGATGCGCCTGAAATAAGTGCTGCATTTACTGTTGAATTCTGTTGCTTCGCCATGGCTGCGACCATATTGCGGAGAAGCTCGTCATAGAATTGCGGCGATGTTCTTGTCAGAAGTTCTACTGAGAATTTCTGCTGACCGGCAAACTTCTGCACACTCACTGAGATGAATGCAGAATTTTGATCGGTATCTGTGAACGCTGCATCTTCTGCGACCACGCCGACCGCCGGAGCTTGTGTGATTTTTGGAATTTCGAAAGTCATGCCGGCATCTGGAAGAGTACCGCGTGAAATTGCATCAATCGATGGACGGATTGTTGTAGAAAGTCCGTTCACAACTTCAGCGAGCTGACGTGTTGGCACGAGACCAGCATTGTCAGTGGTGTTGTCAGCTGCGAGAACGTACTGACGAGCATCTTCGTCTCCCATTGATGCTTTGATCTTGTTTTCAAGATAGCGTGATGTGCTGATCTCGATGCGTGGCTTTGTGTATGCGACTGGCTTGCTTGTCGCTGTTACTGACTGAGCGGCTTCTACCGTCTCCACGGCTGAAGCGTCTGTGACGGTGTTTTCCACTTCGTCTCCTTCTGTTGGTATTACATCCGACTCCACGGTGGAATCAGAATTCTCTTTGTATTCTTCTTCTTCGTCTTCTTCAGTATTTGCGGCGACGTCTGAGACTCGCGCTGACCGTACGGCCGGCTCTGTGACAAGTGCGACGCCGGTGAGCTCGCCCATGAGCACGCGCATAGTGCCGTCTTTTTCCATGACGTAATCATCCACGGCTAATTCGATGGAGAATCCATCACGCAATCCGTCCATCGCTTCAGCGATAGCGTCAGATCCGGCTGTGGTATTTGAAATTTTGAAGCTTGCATCGATTGAATTCTCATTGAGAGTCATGTCCAGAGTCTTACCGATTGGACGAGTGCGATCGTGTTCGAGATTGAGCTTGACTGGAGCTGGTTTGATTGATCCTTTTGCAAATACGACTTTGCCAGTCGATGCG